ACTAATTTCGGCTTTGGCAGATGATCCAGGCAGCCATTAACGGTTTACAGTAGTATAATGTGTATAAGGCGGTAGCACCCCTTTACATATTCGTGATATATATTGTTGAGTGAGATTAAAGACACTTGCGATATAGAGTATCTTATCTCCATTCTTTCGCATTTCTCTAATCTTTTTGTTTCGTATTTTCAGCCGCTCGGCTTGACCACGAGTGCGCGGGCGGCTCTTAACTTTGAGTTTCTTGAACCAGTAATACAAAGTTCCATAAGGCACGTTTAGTTCTGCTGCGACTAGGTCAAGCGCCAAGCCAGAATAGTATAGTTTTTTGGCGCGCAGGAGGTCAAACGGTTGGATGCCGTTTCTTACTCTATAAGTCATTACTTCGACTCCAGTAGGATGATAAGTACTATAGGAGGACTTAAAGTGTCCCTTAAGCTGGTCGCTCTCACGGCTGCCTTTTTCGTGTATCTGACCGGGCCGGTCCAAGGCGCGGCAATGGTATGCGGTCCGCATGAGCAAATTGCGGCTCAATTATACCAGCGGTACGCCGAGGCGCCGATAGGCATGGGTCTGAGCCGGGACGGACTGGGGGTAACATTCTACGCCAGCGCCACTGGCACATGGACAATCGTGACTACTACTCGCGCCGGGCTATCATGCGTGCGGTCGGGTGGAACGCTTTGGCGGATCATTGAGCCGCAGGTTGAAGGGGAAAACACATGACGAAGTTTTCGATTGTGGCCGGATTGATATCGGCTGTTTTTGTTGGCGCCGCTGACGCCGCTTCGTCGTCGCAACTACAGACCAAGCCGTGTCAGACGACCATCGCCGAAGCGGTCGCGATGGCGCCGGCTGACGTGACCGAGGTCGATCTGACCGACGCGGACAAGGCGCGTCTGCTTCGGGCGTATCAGGGTGGGCGCTTGCGTCCGATTGACGAGGTCCGTGTGTTCCTTGTGCCGCGCGAGAATAAGATTTGGGTGGCCATTTTAAACAGCCGCGACGCATGTTTCGTGTTCCCTATGTATTGGCGCGACAAAGCATGGTTAGAGGGGGCGCTGGGGCGAGAGATTTTACCATGAAAGGTCTAAATATCTAATGCCCCTTACAAAGCTCCAGTTCAAACCGGGTATCAATACGGAGGTTACCTCCTATACCAATGAGAGGGGTTGGCGGGACTGTGACAAGATTCGTTTCAGGTTCGGTTTCCCTGAGAAGATGGGTGGCTGGGAGAAGTACTCCATCACTTCCTTTCTGGGGACAGCCCGGTACTTGCACGCATGGCTGGCCCTGGATGCCTCAGAGTACATGGCCGTTGGCACGCATTTGAAGTTCTACGTTGAAGAGGGTCTTGGATTTAACGACATCACGCCCCTTCGCACCACCACTACAGGGTCTGCTACTTTTTCGGCAGTGAACGGTTCCACCACCATCACTGTTACTGACAACGCCCACGGTGCAATCGCAGGAGATTACGTTACCTTTTCAGACGCTGTAAGTTTGGGAGGAAATATCACGGCGGCAGTATTGAATGCGGAATACGCAATTACGGAGGTTACGTCTGGCAATACCTATACATTTACAGCATCGGCAACTGCTAATGCCTCTGATACCGGGGATGGTGGAGCGAGCATCGTCGCTGCCTATCAAATCAACATTGGCATTGACACGGTGGTTGCAGGCAGTGGCTGGGGTGCCGGGACATGGAGCCGAGGCGCTTGGGGGTCAGCGGCATCAACAGTAGCGGGAGGAGCCTCTCTTCGTATCTGGAAGGGAGACAACTTCGGTGAAGATTTGGTGTTCAATATTAGAGACGGAGGCGTTTACTACTGGGACAAAAGTCTCAAGGCACCAACCTTCGGCAGAGCGGTGACCTTGTCTTCTTTGGATTCAAGCGCGCCAACCGTAGCTCGTCAGGTTTCGGTATCGGATAGGGACCGCCATGTCATCGCTTTCGGGTGTAATCCTTTAGGGAGCGTGGTTCAGGATAAGCTGCTTATTCGTTTTAGTGATCAGGAGTCTGCTACCTCGTGGGAGCCCACTACAACTAACTCCGCTGGTGATCTTCTCATTGGTAATGGATCAGAGATAGTGGCGGCGGTAGAGACGAGACGTGAACTGATTGTTATTACCGATGTCGGCGCTCACTCGATGCAGTTTATCGGGCCGCCATTCACCTTTGGTATCTCCCAGATTACTTCTGGCACTACCATCATGGGGCCGAATGCAGCGATAGCGGTTGGTGACAGTGTTTACTGGATGGGGAAAGACAGGTTCTACATCTACGATGGGCAGGTCAAGGCGTTGCCATGTGCAGTCAGGGATACAGTGTTTGATGATTTCAACACCTCCCAATTCTCCAAGGCTTATGCCGGAAGCAACACTGCCTTTGGTGAGATTATATTCTTTTATCCAAGTTCAGGGTCTACCACGAACGACCGCTATGTAGTTTACAATTACAATGAGTCGATTTGGTATTTTGGTACGTTGGATCGCACTGTGTGGCTGGATCGTGGGTTGAAGACTTATCCGGTTGCAAGTGGCACGAACAACTATCTGTACAACCAAGAGCTTGGTGTAGATGACGACGGCAGTGCGATGACTGCCTATATAGAATCCTCTCCCACGGGGTTTGAGGCGGGGGAAGATTATCTTTTTATCCGTCGTTTGATCCCTGATATTGACTTTAGCCAGTCTGATGCGTCCGCCTCCAAGGAGGCGGTGTTTACGATCAAGACGCAGCGCTTCCCCGGTACTGGCTTCGTTGGCTCCATTGCCTCGACCGTCACCAATACTACCGAACAGAGCTTCATCAGAGCGCGGGGTAGATCGTTTGGGCTGAGAGTCGAGAGTACTGGCCTTGGTGTTGGTTGGCGTCTTGGGTCTTCAAGGATAGACGTAAGAGCGGATGGACAGCGATGACAATCAGTAGATCACTTGTACCGCCTCAGTTTGCTATCCCGCCATCGGAGTATAGTCAGCATTATTTCGCTGATGTCACCAGAGCTTTCTCCGTGTTTGTTCTTCAGTTACAGCAACCGGGAGAAGGCCGCGCGACCACGATGACATTAACTGATCTTCCTGCCAATGATACTGGTCTGGAAGAGGGGGCTTTGTTTATGGTGGAGGGCTTCGTGAAGATAACGAGGTTGGCTTACCCCAACCCCGCAGGGACTACCAGTACCGCTGCTGTCGGCGCGGTGACTGTTGTGATTACTTAGGAGAGGCCAATGCCTGTTGTTCAGACTCCGATCCCTGGAGATCAGCTTGCTAATATGAACGAGCAAATGCGTGCAGTGGCAGGCGCTCTTCCTGCTGCGCCTGTTATTCCACCTGAGATGTTGCAACAAGCCGGGGCTGTTACCCCCGAACAAGAGCTTGCGAGGTTAACAAGCATAATGAATGCTCCTTTCCAATCTGAAATGCCTGTTGTCTCAATGGCTCGGGGCCAATCTGAAATGCCTGTTGTCTCAATGGCTCGGGGCGGATTCCCGACAGTTGGCCCCTTGGCCGGGGCCGACCTCTATGGCGCGTCTCCTTATGCGAGTGGTCTAGGTGCCACCGGATATGTTGGCATGAATACGGGCGGTATGATTCAGGATGCCATGCGCTTGCAGTCTGCTGGCAGAGGCCCCCATGACAGGCTCGTCCACATGACGCAGGATGAAGTGAATGCGATGAACGCATTGGCTGCGTCTGGTATCGGTGGTCTTCGCGCCAACGGGATGGCCATTAACCCTGAGACAGGCTTACCTGAAGCAGGTATCTGGAGCAACATACTGCCAATAATTGCTGGCATTGGCCTGACAATCGCCAGTGGTGGCACTGCCGCGCCTTGGGCACTTGGATTAGCCGGTGCTGGTGGTAGCTTGGCTGGTCAGATGATAGAAGGTGGGGGGGTTGACGTTGGTAAAATGTTCCTCGCTGGGCTCGGTGGCTGGGGCGCTGGGCATCTTGGAAAGATTTTTGGTGGTGCTGGAGAAGTCGCGGCGGCTAACGCAGCAAATATACCTGGAGAAGTCGTGGTCCAAGGGGGTCGGGCGCTTACAGGCGGCCTCGCCCAAAGCGCGGGAGCTTATGGACTAGGGGTGGGTCAAGCTGGAACAAGCGGGGTTGGAACTAGTCTTGCGGGTAGTGTGCCTGGAGCGATTTTCCCCGACCTCGCTGCAAAAGCCGCTGTTCCAAGCGGACTATACTCAGGAATGGATGTCGCTGCACGGGAGGCATTGAAGGCAGAATATTTAATAAACCCAAGTGCTGCTACGATGACAGCGGGGCAGGGGGCATATATGGCCAAACCAACTTTAGGCGCACTACGCGCGGGTTGGGAG